TCCAACGATAGACATCCGCCGTACCAGAAGCAACGTTTTCGTCAGTAGGTTCATATGCCTCGATCTTTGCCACTTGTGAAGCCTCAAGAAACGGGTTGTGCTTGTATGTGGAATGAATCGTTCTCACCTTTGCTCTCTGCTCATACCCTTCCTCTGATACCCAAAATTCTGCCGACGGGTTGAAGTCAAGCCAAGTGTGGAACCTTGTCCGGTCATACAATGCGCGAAAGACTCCGTGAGGAATCCCGTTTGCCTCATTCACAAATAGAAAGTCCCGCTTTCCATTCTTCGCATCTTGCTCATCGTGGTAGCTATTAAACTCGATAACTGCCCCATTTTTTAGTACAAAGATGTTCTCCATCCTGTTATGCCTCAAGATAAATGAGGCGCAAGTTTGCATCGTCATTAGAATCGTTTCGAGATCCCGCAACGAACCTTTCTTCAAGTTGGGTAAATCCTGACCAACAACAGTCGTAACAGTATTCGGGTGATCCCAAGAATTAAACAGGAGGGCTAGCATTATGTTGAACGTCTTGCCGGAAGATGTTCCACCCCTATTTATTGTAAGATCACAACCTTTGGGGATTTGGTAATTAAGCGTAAAGAGGTGAGTCCCTGTAACGTCAGGCATCTGATGATGGTTTGAAGTCTATCTCAGGCTCCTCTCCAATTATCTCAATGTTTATTGTGGATTTAGGAAGAGTCAGGTTTTGCTCTATGCGCTCAACATAGCCTCTGTCCTTCCCAATAGTCTTGAGGAAGAAAATGATGGCTGTTGTATCAGGAGGAGCCGAATAGATGTTCTTGCCGTCTTTCGTTTCTACGACAACCCCGTTGATTTTCTCCAAGAGCTTTGATTCCGCAAAGTCCAAAGCTATGTTTCGAAGCTCTGCAACCGCGACTGCATAAGCCTCATCTTTCTTCATCCATACATAGTGAGTAGTCCTGTCAAGCCCTGCCATTTTAGCCGCCGTCTGCACCACACCCATACTCTGAGCTAACGCCTTGAGCATCGCTCTTTTTTTAATGTCGAATTCTGTCGCTTGTTCCATTTCAGTCTTTTTGGTTTTCTTCAACCTCTTTCTTCTGCTTTAACTTGAGTCTAATTTGATTGATCGATTCCCAAGCCTTGTTATACTCTGCGTCCTCAAAGAGCTTAGAAAAGCCGGTTATATGCTTCAGTTTTATGAGTTCTTCAACCCCCATTCCTAGCTCGTTGCAAATGTCTGCGTCGTTCCATCCGTTTTCAAGCATTGAGAAAACCATCGAGGACATTCCGGTAACTGAGTGCATTCCTCTGGCTCGGTTATGTCGAACTGTGGAGGCCATTCGATCGTTAATGTCTTTGTCAAGTACAACGATTGGGAGATAGCCTTTGTTTCGCTCCAAGATGTCTGCGTTCGTTTTAGCGGTGTAGTACCTATGGAAGCCGTCGATGATCACGTACTTTCCGGACTCCTTATCCTGAATGGTTACAATAGGTTGTGTGTACCCGTCGTGAAGAATGGAGGTGTAGAGGAGGCCCATTTCCTTTTTGGCTACCGAGTTGGGGTTGTAGTCGTTTGGCGAAACCTCATCTATTGGAACCCATCGGATCCTGTTGACGGGTTGGCCCTTAAGTGGTGAGAGGTCGTTGAGTAGGTCTTTGATCTCCTCAATAGTTTGGATCTCGTTTCCTTCCTGCAGGGCTTCGGTCAGGTGCTTTTTTAGGGTGTCTTTCATATTAGGCCTTTAACGTACTTGTCATACTTCCGGTTGATTTCAATATTCTTACTGTTGAGTTTGCCATCGACGTACTTCTTGACGGTGTTGAAGTATGGGCTTGTGAGGAAGTTTTTGAGCTTCGTCCAATCGAAATCCTGTGACAGTACCGTTTTGATTAGTTGTTTATGGAAGTCGACATAGGCCTCATTAGAAACCATATACTTTTTGTTCCTCTCAATGGCCTTATGGTATTGCTTCAGGAAAGCTTCGTCGTTGGTTAAGTGTTCAGCTAGATAGATTCCGTACTCCTTCCAAGACTTGAACATATAAGGAAGCTCTTTGGGGCATTTAAACGCATCTGACTTTAGGTGTTTAATGGCGTTCGTGCCGTCTACCCTTTCAGCTATTTTGTTCCAAGTGTCCGGCTCAATCTCCTGAATCAAGAGGAGGTTTTGAATAGCCGTTTCGTGGTGGAGGTTTGAGATCCTCATATCCATTACTGAGACTCCGTGAGTAAACATCGCGTCATAAATTCGGTTGTACTCAATATCGTTGTCAAGAATGTACTTCCAAACATCGCTGTAACTCCAATCGTAAATCGGATAGAATGTGTAGTGCCCACGTTTTTCGTTGAGCTTCTTTCCCCAAGTAATGTCTTTGTAGGTCAGGGCCGTTGTGAGGCTCATCATTCGTTTTGGGCTTTCCTCTGTTCTGACTCCGGATATGTAGCAGGATTTCTGATTCGGGAAATGGATCTTAAAGATCTGCTCAAATAATTCGTGAAAACCAAAATCCAAGTACACGTTTTCCTTGATCGATATTGGTGATCGTTCACGCATATGCTTCTTTCCCTCTTCCCAAATGTAGATGTACTTGCTGTGAGAGGATACATTGTTGAACCACTTCATCGGCATTTGAAACCACATAGGTTCAACCCTTGGATCAGCGAAAACAGACTCGCAGTAATCAGCAGTCCCCTGCCATTCCGCTTCTTGATCTACCCAACAGACTTTTAAAGGAAGTCGGCCTCGATCTTCAGCGACCTTTAATGCGAGGTTTAAGCATACTGTGCTGTCCTTCCCGCCTGAGAATCCAACGACCACATTTTCGAACTCATCAAACAGCCTTCGGATCCGACGGTCTGCTTCAACTAATACAGTATTTGTGCTATAAACTTTCACGTGTTTATTTTTTGAAGTCTTTCAAATCTTTTCGGGTTCAGTTCTGATCCAATGTATTCGTGTCCGGCGGCTCTAACAGCCTTTGCCGTTGCTCCAATCCCTGCAAAAGGATCAAAAACCGTCAATCGGTCAAGGCCCGACAATGAATCTATGACAATGTTCTGATCGCTTCGACTTGTGTTTATTTGAATTTGCGAATTAAACACCAAAATCTTAAACGGTCGCCCCTCCCAATAAATGCCATCAAACTCACCACGCAGCTTGTGTCCACCGGCCGCCATCGTTTTTTTAAGTACATCTAAGCCTTTCACGCTGTATTCTATTATGAGAGGCTTAGTTGGGTCGGCGAGATCAGCAAGCCGCCCGAGAATGTCAGCTAAGGTGTGTGTTGGGGCGTGTCCTACGGCTTTCCGCATATAGGTATGAAACATTTTTACTAAACCCTCACCCCAAGGTGGATCGCACCAAATAATGTCATAATCTGGAAATTGATTCCAATCCATTATATCCTTGTTGTAGTTTTTCATTTGTCGCCGAAATGTTTCGTGATAAAGTCCTTATCAAATATTGGGCTTGTTCGTCTTTTACTGTTTGCGTGTCCCATCGCAGAACCCAATTCAACATTGTGCTGCACAAGCGAAGGAAGGAATACGTGGGCTTTTATTTTGTACTCCCTCAAAACCTCTGCAACGAACACATCGTCGTGCTTGATTTCGGTTGTTCTTTCTATTTCCATCCTCAGTAGTGAAACAAACCTTGAGGAAAACATTGTCGCTTGAAGCCATAAGAAATCAGGAAACTCATCTATCAGTAAGTTTTTGCTGTACGCTTCAATAATTCTTTGCCTCCTTGGTGCGAACAGGGAAAGAACGTCAAGGTCTCTAATGTTCATTAACTCCTCAATTTTCGGTATCGCAAGGGAAAAGTTATCTGCGAGAATCACGTCGTCCTGTAAGTGAAGCCTGTAATCGTCAACGGGTATTTTGAGCATACTTTTAAAGCTCTCAAACGATCCTACCTTGTTTTCGTCAATATGGTAAATTACGTTAGGAAGATTTTTGAGTTCTGCTTTTATGTAGCCAAGCCTTTCCGGAATACATTGAGCGGTGATGGTGGTCATATTTTCGCTCTGTTGATGATGGCTGTTGGATCTTTGAATCCGTGTCGGTCGGTCATAACCCAATATTTGTTCTTGCCAATATTGTAATAGGTGTAAGTGCGGCCGTAAAAGAATTCTTGATACCCGTTAGCCTCGATGAAGTTCATCACTTCTAAAAAAGTTGCGTCGTTAAAGTCTTTTCTGACGATCCAACTATGCGGGATCTTCGCCATAGTTTTGGCAAATGTGAATTTTGCGCCTATTAGAAAGGCCTCGATTTCTTCTTTTGTCATAGTAGTGTTCCTCTTAGTAAAACGGTTGGATTTATATGAGTGACTTCGAAGGCCTCCTCAAGGTAAAAGATCACCATATCGTGATCGAAGTCTTTGCAGGAGTAGATGTCGGCTGAGAAATACTTCTGCTCTGGAAATGAATGAAATGTGAAATGAGACTCCATAAAAATTATGCCTCCGGTAATTCCTGTGTCTTTCTTCTCAATCATTGACTCATCCACTTTATAAATAAGAGCTTCAGAGAGTGGTTTTAAGCCTATCATATCTGTTACAGCTAAGAGAGCCTCTCTGATGCGCTCTTCTGACCAGAGGTGCGCCCAATTACAGTCGTATGCGTCAATAATTAAATGCTTTCCGTTCTTCATTCCTTCTCAACGTTAAATTCGTGGCCGCATTCCGGACACATAGTTTCAATAAATTCTCTCTCAGTCCCCATCTTGAGGTTGGCGCCAACCCCATCGGATCCTTTTTGAAAATCTGAGTCAGAAATCTGGCCTGTTGATCGCACAGGAGAAACTGAAGGCGCAAAGTCTGTGTTTGGAGTTTGAGCGTTCCATACTCCAAGTCCCCAATCGTTGAGAATTGGAGCCTCCCAATTATTGGCTAATGAGTCCCAATCCCATTCTCCTGCAGAAACGTTGTCCTTAATTATGAACTCTCGTTCTTGATCGGGTGTAAGGTTTTCAGCTTTGATTATTGGAACCTCCTTGAGTTTAAGTTCCTGACAAGCCTTGAAGCGCATACTGCCTCCAATTATTACCATTTCCTTATTGACCACTATTGGGCGGATCTCAAGCATCTTAGGAAACTCAGCTATTGAGCTTACTAAGTTTTTAAACTTTTGGTCTTTAATTACTCGGGGATTGTCGCTTGCCTCAATGAGCGACTGAATTGGTACGACTTCAATCTTCATTTAACAATATTAAGAAATAAATTTTACTGAGTGAATTTTTGAATAATTCGCTTGCACTCCTCTGAATCCGCAAGGGTTATTTGACCTCCATAATATCTGATTTGAGCTTCCTTCCACTCGTAAATATGAATCTGATATTTATGGGCTTGCTTATCCCCTGTGTAATACGTTGAGATTTCTGAGTCGTACAACTTTCGTGTCGCTATCTGAATGAACTTCTTTACCAAAACCGGATCCGCCTCGATGCGAACTTTGACATCGTTGGAGGTGTAGAAAATTTTCAACCTTGTCCCTTTATGTCCGGTGTCTAAAGCGAAATGGTAGGGTGAGCAAACCTCTACCTTCTTCAGTCCTGTGAAAAACCTTTCTTGGGTTGATGGCATTGCTTTAAGTATTAATTTCACCTCTGCCGCCGACGTTGCTTTAACTGAGAGAAATTTTTCTTGTCGCATTCCTATGAAGGTGGTGTGCTCTATTTCTAGCTTGGCTTTCATATTCTGACTATGCTCATCTGAGAGAAGTAGTTTTTTTAAACCCTTTCTTCCTTCTGCGGATAATTCTGAGATTGCTTTCATTTTGATAGGTTTTCTTGATTAATTATTATTTGACGCTCCTCTGATGGGGTTGTCAGTAGTACTAATGGCTCCCCTGATGGACTGTAAACTAACTTCCGTTTTGGGTCTTTTTTGTAATCCACCCTAGCAAGAGCTTCCTGTTTGTTTTCAGCTCTTACTTTATCAGCTCTGCCATCTTTGTAAAAAAACCACCACGTTAATTGTAAGGATAGTGGATCCGGTTTTGTAAATATCTTTTTGAATATGTCAACAGCCTTTTTAAGCCCCTCAACCTGCCCCATTACCCGTTGTTGATCTTCGATGCGGCTTTGAATGTTTCCGATTTTCTGCTTGTAATCACTTGCTAGTGGCGATAATGCGTAACTATCAAAGGATTTGAACCAATTTATATTGTGTTCGGTTTTCTTGATTTTCTGAGCTAGCAAACTTTGAAGCTCGACGAATTGATCTGTGTTGTATGAATCCATTTTGTTTGACGTTAAATTAATTTTGCTACTAAAAGGCTGAAGCTGTCCGACTCAGACGTCTAAACCGGACAACCTCGAAATCGCTCTAAAGTGAGTTGGCTATTGCCTTAAGGGACTCTTTTCACGTCGGACTTACTCCCTACCGACTTGCTTACTAAAGCTAATCTCTTCCTTTTAACTTGGTACCGATTGGATCTTCTGTTTCCGCCAGCAGTTTTCGTGTCTATAAAAGTTTCGCTGCCACATCTTAAATGTTGAAACTTACGTGCCGCCCAATCGTTACCCTGTTGATTCTCAAAGAACGTTTCTGATTGCCTCTGAATTATCTCTAATCCTTTTGACTCCGTAAAGATATACATTTTTTCGGAGTAGTTACGAAATATGTCAACTTTTTTCAACTTTCCTTCTGTCGCTAGCATCTTGAGAACCCCCTAAAACTATGGTGTTGAACATTTCTATGACCCTAGAACTTATCCTTGCGCCATAAACCTCCTCCAACTCCTTAAATGATTTATTAGTCGTTACGTGGGTTAATACGCCTAATGAAAGCCATCGCCTGTATCTCTCGGACAGAAGGAAAGCCATTACACATATAGCATTAGCATAGTGCTGTATGGTTGGCTCCTCCTCCCCGAGATCGTCAAAGCAAACTGATTCGATTTCTGTATTGTGAAAGCATTTAGAAAACCTTGTCAATCCGTTGTAGCCGAATTGAGAGAATTGGTTATTCATTTCGATGCAGCCCTTAATGTGAAAGTTAGATTTTGGAAACTCCTCCTTCATCTTTGAAAATGCCTCCATCAAAAGTGTTTTACCGGATCCGAAGTTGCCCATTATCCACAACCCTTTATTGAGGTCATATTCCCCACTCGAATCCTCGTTGAAATATTTAACCAAGTTCTCTATTACTTTGACGTTTTCTTCATCTACCTCAAAATCTCTATCCCTTGTTTTTCGGGTATAGTTGAACAAGACTTGAATGGCTCCTTTTTTAGCTTCCTGCGGATCCATTACCAAAATCCTTTCGGACTTCGTTGACTGACTTGACTTTTGAAGTTGTTCGATTATCTGTTTTGTCGTTTCCATCTTTAAGCTTAAAAAAACCTTTCCAACCGTTGTCGATTGTTTGATTAATGATTTTCGTTGATAATTCTTTATCTCCTCCGGAAAGAGCCATTAGAGATTTAATTGCTCTGTGCTCTGAGTCACTTGAGTGAAATCTGAATTTATGGATCTTCTTTCGAAAGTCTTTATACTCAATCCACTTAGCCTGATCGATCGCTGAATTCTCCCATTCCTTTTTTTCTTCTTTAACTCTATTTCTATTTCTATCTCTATTTTCATATAGGTTAAGCATATGCTTGAACCATTCGCTTAACTCGCGCTTGATTTCTTCTCGTTCTTTTCCTTTTAGTTTTTTAATATCAAAAGC